CTTTGCAATGTCGCAGATGTCTGCTGAAGCCGAGGGCAGGGTGATGGTCAATCAGTCCATGCTCGAAGGCAGCAAGACAGGCAAAGCTGCTGAAGCAGACATCATGTTCTGCCTGACAAAGAACCCGATGGTTGAAGGACAGGACATCGATGACACAGAGCGACACTGGGTGGTTGTAAAGAATAAGCTTACAGGTAAGCACGGGATGGTGCATACGCATCTGAACCCAGACACTGCCACGTTTAGTGTATAACTACTGTTGACAAAGGGTATGATATGCCAAGACCAAGATTAATCGAGGAAGACAAGCGCGTTTACAATTTAGTTCTGGGCGAAACGATGTTTGGTGAACTGCATCAAATTGCATTCGATCAGTCAAAGCAGCAAGGAAAGATGGTCAGTGTCGCACAACTGATCAGGGAAGCAATCACGAGGTATTTAGATGAAACTAACACTGGACGTTGAAAACACTGTCACGCGCCGTGACGGCAAGCTGCACCTAGACCCATTTGAGAAAGAGAACTCGCTGGTCATGGTGGGTATACTCACCGATCAGGGCGACGAAACAATTGTATCTTTCGATCATGCAGAGTGTTCGTCTCCCGATCAGGAGTCTTTTGACTTGGTGCAGATGCTCCTTGACGAAGCCACAGTCCTGATTGCGCACAATGCTGCGCACGATCTGGCGTGGATGTGGGAGAGCGGGTTCAAGTATGATGGTCCTGTGTTTGATACGATGCTGGTCGAGTACGTCATCCAGCGTGGCCAGAAGCAGCCGCTATCTCTCGAAGCCTGTGCCGAGCGCTACGAGCTTGAGGTGCAGAAGCAAGACACGCTGAAGAAATATATGGCGGATGGGGTGAGCATCCGTGACATTCCTTACAACGAACTTTGTGATTATCTGGCCGCTGACCTTCACGCTACGCAGCAACTGGCTGACAAGCTGAACCTCTATCTAAATACGCAAGAGGGCAGTGGCCTGATGGATACGGTGCTGCTGACCAACTGCGTTTGTAAGACCCTTACACGTATCTACTGTAACGGCTTCAAAGTAGATCGTGCTGCACTTGAAGAAGTGACGGAGCAGTTCACAGCCGAGAAAGAACAGATCGAGGCAGAGCTTCAGCGTGACATCAAGGAACTGATGGGTGATACGCCCATCAATCTGAACAGCCCAGAGCAGCTATCGCAGGTTATCTTCAGTCGCAAACTCAAGGACAAGAAGACATGGCCGGATCGCTTCGATCAATTTATGCCTATCGGTTTGTTTCGGCAGACAGTCAATGCCCACACCAGCATCGTGTTCAAGACGAAGGTGCGGCAGTGTAAGGACTGTAGCGGAGCAGGGCGTAAGCGTGTCCGCAAGAAGGACGGCTCACTGGGCAAGGCAGTTCGCATCTGCCAGACATGCGAGGGTGAGGGCGTCCTGTATGACGACACACGAGATGTTGCTGGCCTGAAGTTCAACGCCCCATCTGCCAAGTGGGTTAGTGCCAATGGCTTCGGCTGCTCGAAGGGCAACCTTGAGCATCTTGAGGGTGTTGCCCGATCTAAACAAATGAAACGAGCAGAGGCGTTCCTGTTGAAGGTCCGCCGTCTGTCTGCACTCGATAGTTATCTATCTAGTTTCTGCGGTGGCATAGCCACCTTCACCAAGCCTGACGACATCCTTCATGTCCGGCTGGTGCAGCAGATGACATCGACAGGCCGTCTGGCAAGTCGTGAACCCAACCTTCAGAACATGCCACGCGGCGGCACATTCCCTGTGAAACGAGTCTTCGTATCACGATGGGAAGGTGGCCAGATCATGGAAGCTGACTTCGCTCAGTTGGAGTTTCGTGTGGCTGCATTTCTGAGCCAAGACGGAGTAGCAATTGAAGAAGTTTCTACTGGATTTGATGTACACTCATACACCGCTCAGGTTATTACCGATGCTGGTCAGCCTACGGATCGACAGACAGCGAAGGCGCATACATTCGCGCCGTTATATGGAGCGACGGGCTTTGGAAGAAGCCCAGCGGAAGCAGAGTACTACGAACACTTCACGCAAAAATACAAAGGCATCGCAAATTGGCATGCCCGATTGGCTACGGAAGCTCTGACAACAAAGAAGATACGCACACCATCTGGACGAGAGTTCAGCTTTCCTGACGTTGTTCGCAAGCGGGGCGGGAGCGTTAGCTACTTTACGCAGATCAAGAACTATCCCGTTCAGTCGTTTGCAACTGCTGACATCGTTCCGCTTGTACTGCTGCAACTAGAACAGGCGCTTCTAGATAGCGGCTTACGTAGCTTGATTGTAAACACTGTGCATGACTCGTTTGTTCTGGACATACACCCTGAAGAATTTGGCCAGGTTATGCGGGTAATTAAACAAGTGTCGGATCAAATGACAGACAGAATAAACATGGCATTCAATATCGATCTCAATGTTCCGATGCTGCTCGAAGCAAAGGCTGGTCCGAACTGGCTTGAGACTGTTGACGTGGAATAATACTGTTGACAAACTTGACTACAAAACAAGATCTGGTATAACTACGGATTCTTTACACAAGTGGAAAAGCTAATGACGACACTGACAACAATCGACGAAAACAATTACGAAGCTATGGCTTTGATGATGGGTGTAAACCCAAACCAGAAGGCCAAAGGATCAACCCTGCCGCGTTTGCGGATTTGGAATCAGGGTGTAAAAAACAAAGACGGAAAGCGTTCCGTCGAGGTAGTGCCAGCAGGATTCTATCGTCTGGAAGACCCAGACAAAGCTATGTACTTTGCAGAGACGGTTACCATCCGTCCGTTTCTGCAACGCTTTATGTACAAGCGTTACAATGCAGATAAGAACGATTTCACCAAGACGGTTATGCACGAGAATCTGCAAGTCGATCTGAAAGATACGGCTGGTGGTTTCAACTGCGGTAAGCCAGCAGGTTACATCGAAGACTTCGATAGCCTGTCAGATGAGATGAAAGAGGCGATCAAGCAGATCCGCCGTGTTCGTGTCATCCTCGGTGAAGTCGAGATGAACAATCCAATCGACGAAAACGGCAACGCCGTTGAGGTCGGTACAATGCCTTTCATCTGGGAAGTGGACAACAAGACCGCCTTCAAAACTATGGGCGAACCGTTCAACCAGTTGGGCAGGCAGCGCAAGCTTCCGATTCAACATAAGATCACACTCGACACATCTGAGCAGGAGCTTCAGACAGGTGGCGCTTTCTTCCTACCAGTGCCATCTCTCGACCTGACGAAAGCTGTCGTGATCAATGATGAAGATCAGAAGCGCTTCAGTGACTTCCTTGAATGGATCAAGTCGTACAACGAGTACGTCATCTCAAGCTGGACAGATAAAAGCAGTCAGAGTGCAACAGCCGACGAAGAGAAGCTGATGTCTACCGTCTCTGCCGATGTCTTTATCGATGTTGAAGATGACGCAGCTTAATGAACTGAAGATACATCAGTGGTTGCAGAATGCCATCAAGGGCAGTGTTGCAATGTCTGATGAAACAATCGAGTGCGTCGTGGGGGAAATCTCCACGGCGCTTTCTAAACAGTTCCAAGAAACTCGCGAAGAAAAGTTTCGCTGGCGCATGTCCAATGTGGGCAGGCCTTACTGTCAGCTTTGGTATCAGAAGAACAAGCCAGAGCTAGCGGAGAATAAGAATACTGTATTCCTGCTCAACATGATCGTCGGTGACATCGTCGAGGCGGTGTTCAAGGGCGTGATGAAGGAAGCGGGTGTAGCCTTTCAAGATAGCAAGTCAGTCGAAGGTAAGTTTGGCGAAGCCAATATCAAAGGCACAAACGACCTGACACTAGACGATGCTGTTTGGGACGTGAAGACAGCCAGCAACTGGTCTTACAACAACAAGTTTGAATCAGCAGAAAAGCTAGCAGCCGACGATACATTCGGCTACGTCGCCCAGCTTTGCGGTTACGCCCATGCCGATGACGTAGAACCGGGTGGATGGATCGTTCTCAATAAGAACTCAATGGAGTTCAAGTTTGTTCCATACGATATCCCTAATCAAAACGAAGTTGTGCAGGAGATAGCGGACAAGGTTGTTGAACTAGAGGCTAACAAGTTTCGCCGTTGTTACGAGCCGGTTGAAGAATTCTACAGACGCAAGCCTACCGGCAATAAAAAGCTGTCTGTTGCCTGTGGGTTCTGCTCGTTCCGATACGACTGTTGGAATGGTCGCATCAAAGAAGAACCGTCTCGCTGCTCTACGGCTCAAGAGAAGCCAATGGTTGCGTATATCGACTGATGTACTCATCGAAAGCATACAGAGCAGCCCGAAAACTAGGCTTTCGCAGCGGACTTGAAAAAGTAATCTGCGAAAAACTTACCAACGATAACGTCAAGTTTGCCTACGAGCAGACCAAGATTGAGTGGGAAGACCTAGCCTACAGAACCTACACACCAGACGTCATCTTGATGAACGGTGTGATCGTTGAAATTAAGGGGATGTTTACTACCGCAGATCGAAGGAAACACCTGAAGATCAAGCAGCAGCATCCTGAACTAGACATACGTTTTGTTTTCGAAAGCAGCCGCAGGAAACTGCGCAAGGGTTCTAAATCCAGCTACGCCGATTGGTGCATTAAGAACGGCTTTCGCTACTACGACAAAGAAATTCCAGAAGACTGGGTACGGGAAAAGGGCAAGGCCATCCGCACCAAGTTCATTCGATTCAAAGGGGAAAAGAAAATTGTACGATCTAAATGACTACGTCGTGATTGTAAGTCCAACCGTTGAAGACGGTGCGTGGATGGGTGATGTCGAAGTAAAGATCGCTTGGAATGGCGACAACGACCTAGACGACAACGACCACAGCATGATGCTGCATGTCACGCACATGTTAGCTGCTGCATTGGAGTTGGCTGAAGTAGATGAAAATGTTGCGCACAGATTAACAAACATCGTGAAGATCCGAAGCGAAGATGAAGACGAAGATCAGGCCGTAGATATCGAACGTGAAGACGGCAATGTCATTCGTATTAACTTCGGCAAGACACAGGGTTCGGCCTGATGCATCACGAAGAATACATGCGCATCCGCAACGAAGATTATCATAAGCAAAAGCACGTCGAGAAAAAGACCGACGTGGACATGGTCAACAGCCCACCACATTACAACGAAAACAGCATTGAATGCATTGAGGCAATACAAGCAGCCACAGGTGATGGCTTTGAATATCACCTACAAGGGACGGCAATAAAGTACCTCTGGCGGTTTAGATACAAGGGCAAGCCCCTCGAAGATCTGAAAAAAGCCAGGTGGTACTTGGACAAGTTAATAGAAGAGTACGAAAACAAATGAAACTGCGGGTACTTCTAATCGTTGATCTGGATGAAGATTCACCAATCGTTCCCGCAGACGACAATGTCGAAGAGCAGGTTGAAGAGCTGCTCCGGGAATACTTCCACGATGTCGATATAGAAGTAGGCCGCGTTAACGTGGAGAGGATTCATGAATAACCTACTGCCTACAGACTACCAATCTTTCATACATAAAAGCCGTTACGCTCGTTGGCTCGATGCAGAAGGCCGTCGTGAAGACTGGTCAGAAACTGTTGATCGATACTTTGATTATATGACTCGCTGGATTGAAGAGAAGCACAACGTGCCGATCACAAAGCCAGAGATTGATGAACTCAAAGAAGCTGTTCTTAATCTGGAAATTATGCCTAGCATGAGGGCTTTGATGACAGCAGGTAAAGCGCTTGAGCGTAATCACCTAGCTGCTTTTAACTGTAGCTACCTGCCTCTGGATCACCCCCGTGCGTTTGACGAACTTCTGTACATTCTGATGTGCGGAACAGGCGTAGGGTTCTCTGTCGAGCGTAACAATGTAGACAAGCTGCCTATTATCGCAGATCACTTTGAAAACTGTGATGATGTGATCAAGGTAGAGGACAGCAAAGAAGGCTGGGCAAAAGCCTTCAGAGAACTCATCACGCTGCTGTATGACGGCAAAGTGCCTACATGGGACTTGTCTGCGCTAAGGGCCGCTGGTGAGCGTCTGAAGACCTTTGGTGGCCGTTCTAGTGGCCCTCAGCCCCTGAATGAACTGTTCGA